ATGTGGCCGTTCCAAGAGGACATGGTCAGAACATTTCACAACAATCGTTTTTGTATTGCAAAGATGCCTCGACAGGTTGGTAAAACAACCACGACTGTAGGTTATATGCTTTGGTCTGTATTGTTCCAAGATGACTACAGTATTGCTATTTTAGCGAACAAGGGTTCTCTTGCTCGTGATATTCTAAGCCGTGTACAGTATGCCTATGAATACTTGCCATTGTGGTTGCAACAAGGTATCATCACTTGGAACAAAGGTAACATTGAGTTAGAAAACAAATCTAAGATTGGTGCCTTTGCAACATCAGCAGCTGGTGTTCGTGGAGGTTCTTACAACTTGATTTTCTTGGACGAATTTGCTTTCGTTCCAAAGAATATGGCAGATGAGTTCTTTACATCTACTTACCCTGTGATTTCATCTGGTAAAACTACCAAAGTTATTATTGTTTCTACTCCTTATGGCCTGAATCACTTCTATAAGATGTGGGTAGATGCTGAAGAAGGTCGTTCAACTTACAAACCACTTGAAGTTCATTGGTCACAAGTACCTGGCCGTGATGCGGCATGGAAAGAAGAAACGGTTCGTAACACTTCAGAAGAACAATTCAGACAAGAGTTTGAGACAGAATTTATTGGTTCATCTGCAACTCTTATTTCTGGTTCCAAACTACGCTCAATGGCATTCTTTAATCCAATCTTTGCAGAAGAAGGATTGGACATGTATGAGATGCCTCAACCTGGACATATGTACATTGGTACAGTTGACTGTTCGGAAGGCGTTGAGCAGGATTACTCCACTATAAATATCATTGATGTGACACAGGTGCCTTATAAACAGGTTGCCAAGTATCGCAACAATAAACTACCATTGTTATTCTTTCCCACTATCATATACTCCATCTGTAAAAGATACAATGAGGCATATGCTTTGATTGAGACTAATAATGTGGGACAACAAGTTGTTGACATTCTCCACTATGATTTGGAATATGAAAACATCTATAAGTTAGAACACCATCACATTAAAGGCCAGGCCATTTCTGGTGGTTTCAAACGCTCGACTTCTTTTGGTATTAAAACAACTAAATCTGTAAAAAAGATTGGTTGTGCCAACTTAAAAACTTTGATTGAAAACGACAAGTTGATTGTCAATGACTTTGATACGATTGCTGAATTAAATACATTCGTTAGAGTCAGAGATAGTTATCAGGCAGAAGAAGGTAATAATGATGATTTGGCCATGGGTCTGGTGTTGTTCGCTTGGTTGGCAGCACAATCATATTTTAAAGAAGCTACTAACATTGATATCCGTAGATACATGTTGGAAGAACAAAATATGCTTGTCGAAGAAGACTTGGCACCAGTTGGAATCATAGATGATGGTCGCCGTGAAGAAGTCCTAGTGGACAGCGGCGATGTGTGGACTGAAAGAGGCTATCTATCCTCAAGGTTTTAAAAAACTAAATAGAGTATTAATTATAAATATAATTGACCCAATAACAATAAGGAGAAATCCATGGCATTTCAGCTATCACCTGGGGTAAATGTATCAGAAATTGACCTGACTACAATCGTCCCTTCCGTTGCCACTTCAATTGGCGCTTTTGCTGGACAGTTCGCTTGGGGTCCAGTCGGTGAAGTCGTTACCATTTCTGACGAGGTCCGCCTCACTGAACGATTTGGTAAACCAGACTCTGTAAATTATGAATACTGGTTCTCAGCCGCAAACTTTCTTGCATATTCTAACAACCTCAAAGTAGTCCGTGCGGCTAATACTACATCCACATTGAATGCTACCGCTAACGGTACAGGCGTGTTGATTAAAAATCAAGATGATTATCTTGATAACTATTCTACTTCCAATTCTGGTCGTGGTATTGTTACTGCAAAATATGCTGGTGCTGTAGGTAATACACTTCGTGTTTCTATCTGTGCATCTTCTGCTGCTTTTTCTTCCAATTTATCAGTTACAGATACATTAAAATGTAACGCTGTTAACTATTTGGCAGATAATGCATTCACTATTAATATTAATGGTAATGCAAATGCTGCAGCTAACTTACAATCTGGAGATTTAATTTCTGTTGACAACGGTACATCTTATAATCGTGTTGCTTCAGTTAACGCAACTGCAATTATTGTTGCAACTGCTTTGACAGCAAACGTCACTCTTGGTACTCCAATCTTGCGTAAATGGCAATATGCCGATCAATTCGGTGTGGCTCCAGGTACTTCTGACTATGCAACCTCTGCTGGTGGTACTAATGATGAACTGCACGTTATTGTTGTTGACGAAGACGGCCAATTCTCCAATGGTGTTGCTAACACAGTTCTTGAAAAATTTGGATTTGTTTCTAAGGCATCTGATGCTAAATTTGGCGATGGTGCTACAAATTATTATGCTAATGTATTGAATCAACGCTCACGCTATGTGTGGTGGACTGCTCACGCTGATGGTAATTCCAACTGGGGTACTGCTGCGGCAGGAACAACATATGATGGTGCTAATGGAATGAGAAATCCTACCTATCGCTCATTGGGTGGTGGTTCAAACGGCACAATTACAGCTGGTGCAATCAATACTGCTTATGGTTTGTTTGCAAATCCAGATTCAGTAGATGTTTCATTGATTATCTCTGGTCCTGGCGATGCTACAATTGCTGGTTACCTTATCTCTAATATTGCTGAAGTTCGTAAAGACTGTATGGTATTTTTGTCACCAACTAAAACTTCTGTTGTTGACAACCTAGGATCTGAATCTGCTGCAGTTATTACATATCGTGATTCGTTAACATCTTCATCATATGCTGTGCTAGATTCTGGTTACAAATACCAATTCGACAAGTACAACGATGTGTACCGTTGGGTGCCATTGAATGGTGATGTTGCTGGTACATGTGCTCGCACAGACATTGAGCGTGATCCATGGTTCTCACCTGGTGGTCTAAATCGTGGTGTGTTGAAGAATGTTATCAAGTTGTCTTGGAATCCAACTAAGGCTGAGCGTGATAACTTGTACGTAAAAGGTATTAACCCTATTGTTACATTCCCAGGTGAAGGTACAATTTTGTTTGGTGACAAAACTATGTTGAGTCGACCATCTGTGTTTGACCGCATCAATGTTCGCCGTTTGTTCATTGTACTGGAGAAATCTATTGCTAAGGCTGCACGTTCTTCATTGTTCGAATTTAACGACCAATTTACAAGAGCACAGTTTGTCAATTTAGTTGAACCTTACTTGCGTGATGTTCAAGGTCGCCGTGGTATTACAGACTTCCGTGTGGTGTGTGATGAGTCTAATAATACCCCTAACGTAATTGATTCAAACCAATTCGTTGGAGACATTTACATCAAACCTGCACGCTCTGTCAACTTCATCCAACTGAACTTTGTTGCTGTTCGCAGCGGCGTAAGTTTTGAAGAAGTTGTTGGCCGATTCTAATAAATAGAGAAAACAGGAGAAATTAAATGGCTTTTAATGTAAACGAATTCCGTTCCCAACTAGTTGGTGACGGTGCCCGTCCGAATCTTTTTGAAGTTTCGTTGCCTTTCCCTGCGTTCTCTGCGCCAGGGAATGCACAGGCTAAAACCACTTTCATGTGTAAGACTGCACAGTTACCTGGCGCTTCGCTAGGTGTTGTACCAGTTCAATACTTTGGCCGTGAGTTGAAGTTTGTTGGTAACAGAACCTTCGCTGATTGGACTATCACAATCATCAATGATGAAGATTTTGTCATTCGTAACGCTTTCGAGCGTTGGATGGCAGGCATCAACAGTCACGGTCTTAACGTGCGTAATCCTGCAGCTCTTGCTCCAGGTGGTTACACAGTTGACGGTGAAGTAACTCAATTTGGTAAGAAAGGTGATTCTTTGAAGAAGTACAAATTTATCGGTTTGTTTCCTTCAGACCTTACACCTATCGATGTTGATTGGGGTTCTAATGATACTATTGAGGAGTTTTCCGTGACTCTCACCTATCAATGGTGGGAATCAGTATCAAGTAATGTGATTTGAGAGAGAAGGACTTTGGTCCTTCTCCATTTTTTTTATAGAATGGATATTTAATGGCACTTAAGCTATTCGGGTTTACACTCGGAAATAAAGACATTGTTCGGGAACAACTTCCCGAACAACCTTCCTTCACACTTCCAACCACAGCAATGGATGATGGTGCAGTTACCATCACCCAAAATGCTTATTATGGAACGTATGTTGATTTGGAAGGTGCAGTTCGCAATGAACTGGAATTAATTACACGATACCGTGAAATGGCAAACCATCCAGAATTGGAAATGGCCATTGACGATATTGTTAACGAAGCAATTACACACGATGTAACTGGTCGTACTGTTGACATTGTTTTGGATAAACTAAAACAACCAGAGAATATTAAGAAAAAAATTATTGAAGAATTTGATAACATCTTACGGTTGTTAAACTTCAATAACCTATCCGATGACTTGTTCAAACGCTGGTATATTGACGGCAGAATTTATTACCATGTGGTAGTAAATGAAAAGAACCCTAAACAGGGCATTCAAGAATTAAGATACATTGACCCACGTAAGATTCGCAAGGTCAGAGAAATCAAAAAAGATAGAGATCCAAAAACTGGTGCTCAAATCATTTCATCTATTGCCGAATACTATGTGTACAATGACCGTGGTACTTCTACACAACAGTATAGCGCACAAGTATCACAAGGTGTCCGCATTGCGCCTGAGTCGATCCTGCATGTAACCTCAGGGCTTATGGATGCAAAGAACACCTTTGTTATTTCATACTTACATAAGGCAATTAAACCACTTAATCAGTTGCGTATGATTGAAGATGCGGTAGTTATCTATCGTATTTCAAGGGCACCTGAACGCCGCATTTTCTACATTGACGTTGGTAACTTACCAAAAGGTAAGGCTGAACAATACTTGCGTGATGTTATGGTCAAGTATCGTAACAAGATGGTGTATGATGCACAGACTGGTGAGTTGCGTGATGACCGCAAACACATGTCTATGTTGGAAGATTTCTGGTTGCCTCGCCGTGAAGGTGGTAAAGGCACAGAAATTACCACACTTCCTGCTGGCCAAAATCTTGGTGAGTTGGAAGATGTTAAGTATTTTAGACAGAAACTTCTTCAATCATTGAATGTGCCTATTAGCCGTTTAGAACCACAACAAGGTGGTATGATTGGCGTGGGTCGTACTACTGAAGTGACCCGTGATGAAGTTAAGTTTACAAAGTTTATTATCAGACTTCGTAATAAGTTCTCTCAGATTTTTGACCATGCATTAGGAACACAACTAGTGCTTAAAGGTATCTGTTCTTCAGAAGAATGGGATGAATTCAGAGAAGTAATCTACTATGATTATAAGAAAGATAATAACTTTACAGAAATGCGTGATGCAGAGTTGCTGACCGCACGACTACAATTATTGCAAACTGTTGACCCATATATTGGCCGTTATTACTCTGCCGCATGGGTAAGTAAAAACATTCTTCAAATGTCTGATGAGACTATGGATGAAATGAAGAAACAGATTGCACAAGAAGACAAAGATGGTACTGGTGGTCCTACTATGCCAATTGGTGGCCAAGAACCACCTCCATCACCTGACGAATATCCACCAGTTGATAATACTGTTGATGATAATGCCGCAGAATCTAAGACACCATCTTTAGATGCTGAGGCAGACAAATATTCATCTAAACTAAATAGAAAATAATGGAGAATAATATGGATGTACAAGACTTTATCAATAGCGTTGCCACAGGTAATGCTGCCGAAGCCAAAGATACTTTAAACGATTTACTATCTGCTCGTGCCTTTGAGGCATTAGAAGCAAAGAAGATTGAGATTGCTCAAAATCTTTTTGGTGGCCAACAAGAAACTGAATCAGAAGACAACACCGAAGCTGCATGAAATCCCTATTAGATTTTAAATCTATCATTGAAGAAGAAAAATCAGACTACTCAAAGTTTGATGCTCTGGTTCGTGCTGGTCTGGCCAATAAGGCACAGATACAACGCATTCACAAAATCTTAGATAAGATGGGTGAAGAAAGACCTAACTTCAACAATGCTGACAAGATGATTATTCAAAA